AATGGAGTTAAATTTGATACTGCACCTTACGTAACACTAGCAAATATAGATTCCTTTACTGCTTATTACGGATAGGAGGCTAAATGGCAAATACTACTTCGGGTACAGTTGTTTTTGATAAAAATTTTGCTGTCGATGATGTCATCGAAGAAGCTTATGAAAGAATAGGTTTACAAGGAACATCAGGATATCAATTAAAAACAGCAAGAAGATCTTTAAATATTCTTTTTCAAGAATGGGGAAATAGAGGAATTCATTTTTGGGAAGTAGGAGATACCAATATAGATCTTGTTGAAGGTCAAGGTACTTATACTTTTTATAGAGCAAGTTCAGATGGCACAAGTGCTACTACTGCTGGCGGAACTAGCACAACTTCTACTTATGGTTTATCAGATATATTAGAATGTACTTATAGAACTAATTACGCTACGACTACTGAATCTGATTCATCAATGACAAAAGTTAGTAGATCTACTTATTCAGCTTTAGCTAATAAATTATCAAAAGGAACTCCTAATCAATTTTGGGTTCAAAGACTAATAGATAAAACAACCATTACTTTTTATCCAACCCCTGATTCTACGGCAGCAGGTAATTATGCTCATATGTATTTTGTAAAAAGAATTCAAGATGCTGATTCTACTTATACCGATGCAACAGATCTTCCTTATCGTTTTGTTCCATCTATGTCTGCAGGATTAGCTTTTTATTTAAGTCAAAAATATAATCCACAACTTTCTCAACAAATGAAACTTTACTATGAAGATGAATTAGCAAGAGCTCTAGCAGAAGATGGATCTCCTGCGAGTAGTTATATAACCCCTAAAACCTACTTTCCGAGTATCTAATGGCTACGTTTGCATCAGGTAAATACGCAATAGCAATTTCAGATAGATCTGGAATGCAATTTCCTTATGTAGAAATGGTTAAGGAATGGACAGGAGCCTGGGTTCATTATTCAGAATTTGAGCCTAAACAACCTCAAATAAGTCCTAGACCTGTTATAGCGGATCCACAAGGATTACAAAGAGTAAGACCGGCGCGAACAGCACCCGCTGTTACACAATTAATGCCTAATAATCCTTTTACAACTTATGCATCTGGTTCATCTTATATAAATGTTAATGTACCAAATCATGGTTTAACAAATGGAAGTACTTATAGATTTAGAGGAGCACCAACAGTTTCGGATGGTTCTGCAGGATATGGTAATCCAGGCAGCTTTGATGGTATAGCAGGATCAAATATTGCATATGCTTCAGGTTATGCTATTACTACAGGTAAATATGTTAGCGGCAGCAGAGATACAGATCAAACAGACAATTGGTTTTATTTTACAGTTAACACAAACACTGCAACAGCAGGTGACGTGAAAGGAGGAGGGTTTCCGGTTTCAATAGGACCAGTAACTCTTAGTGCATAATGGCCGGATTTACTTATTCAACACTTACAACAGCAATTCAAAACTATACTGAAGTTGGAACTTCGGTACTTTCAAGTACAATTACCGATCAATTTATAGATAATTCAGAACTTAGAATACAAAGAGAAATTCCAATTGATGCAGATAGAAAAGAAATGATAGGAAATTTAACTGCTTCAAAAGATAATGTTTATGCTCCTGCGGGAACGTTATTTGTCAGAGGAATACAGGTTTATACTTCAACGACTGTAGCAACTGGAGCTAACAGCTGGCTAGAAAAGAAAGATATTAGCTATTTAAGAGAATATGATGCAGCTGAAACGACTACTGGCACACCAAAATATTATGCTATGTCAGGAGGAGCAGAAGGAACGGGTGCAACTTCTTCAGGAAGAATTACAATTGTTCCAACACCTTCTTCAGCTTTTATGTACAAAATTCATTATAATGCTAGACCCATAGGATTGAGTTCAGCAAATACGACAACTTATTTAAGTTTAAATTTTGGCAATGGACTTTTATATGCCTGCTTGGTAGAAGCATTTAGTTATTTAAAAGGCCCAATGGATATGCTACAATTATACGAACAAAAATATCAAACCGAAGTACAAAAATTCGGTGGAGAACAATTAGGTAGACGAAGACGAGACGACTATACGGATGGTGAACCCCGTATACCTGTTCAGTCTCCGACACCGTAAGGATTAAAATATGGCAACACTAACAGTATCAGTAAAAGAAGCAATCACTCTCAATAACATAGACTATGGATCGGAAAGATCTTTAGATATTTCTAGTGTTAATGAAATTACAAAAAGAGTTGTAACTGCTTCAACAACAGAATGTGGATTAATAGGATTTATATCAGCAATTAGTGGTGTAGGTGTAACAGCTAATAAAGTTGGTTATGTTGCAGGAATGTTTGATGATGGTGATGTTAGATATATTAGAATTACAAATTTAGATTCATCAAATCATATTGTGTTAACTTTTAGAGATGAAGATAACACAGAATTTAAAATGAAAGTAGATGCAGGTCACTCGTTTATTTATCCAGGTGATAATAGCGGTGGAGTTGTAGATACAATGAAAGCAGCGGGATCAGCTTTAGCTTCAGGTCTTGCAGATTTAACAGATATTACAGTAGACACAGATACAGCATCTTGTGATGTTGAAGTTTTTGTAGGGAGCGCTTAATGGCATCGTCATATACAGATCTTGGTACAGAGTTAATGACAACCGGCGAAAATGCCGGTACATGGGGATCAACAACTAATACCAATTTACAAATCATCGAACAGATTTCCGGTGGTTATACTGAACAAGACATTGCGGGTGGAGCTGATACAACAACATTGTCTGTTTCAGATGGATCAACAGGTGCAGTTCTTGGGCATAGAATTATAAAATTTACTGGAACCATTACTGGAAACCAAATTGTAACTATTCCTTTGGATGTTCAACAAATGTACATTTTGGTAAATGGCACATCGGGTGCTTATACGGTTCAGTTTAAATATGTTTCTGGATCAGGATCCAGTTTTACTTTTGCAGCGACAGATAAAGGAACTAAAATTGTTTATGCTACTGCCGATGATGGTACTAATCCAAATCTCGTTGATACAGGTCTTGGATCTACTGGAGCATATGACTTAGATGGTAATGAATTAACCCTCGACGCTGATTCCGATACAAGCATTACAGCAAGTAGTGATGACCAGATAGATTTTGAACTTGCAGGCGCTGATGATTTTACAATGACAGCGAATGCTTTCAATGTATTAACAGGATCTCATGCAACTTTTGCTGATAGTGCTAATGCTAAATTTGGTACTGGCAATGATATGTTGGTTTATCATGATGGATCTAATTCTTATATTACCAACGCTACTGGAGCTTTAAAATTAGCAACAGAAACTTCTGGTATTGCTTTAACAATTGGACATACAACTTCAGAAACAACAATAGCTGACAATCTTACAACAACTGGTAATACATCAGTTGGTGGAACTTTAGGTGTTACAGGTGTAGCAACTTTTGCAACTCACGTTGCTTTAGGTGATAGCGATATTTTAAAATTAGGTGCCGGTACAGATTTAACTCTTTATCACGATGGATCAAATTCATATATTACAAATGCAGTAGGCGCTTTAAAAGTTGCAACAGAAACTTCAGGTATTGCAATTACAATAGGACACTCAACTTCAGAAGTTACAGTTGCAGATAATTTAACTGTATCAGGAACTTTAACAGGTACTCTAGCAACGGCTGCACAAGGCAGCGTAACAAGTCTTGGTACTCTTACAACTTTAACCGTTGATAATGTTATTACTAACGGTGCTACAATTGGACATACAAGTGATACGGATCTAATGACACTTGCAGATGGTGTATTAACAGTTGCAGGAGAATTAGACGCTGCAACTTTAGATATATCTGGAAATGCAGATATAGATGGAACATTAGAAGCAGACGCTATTACAATTAATAGTACAGCTATTGGCTCTATTTATGGTGTAATTGCAGGAAGTTCTAGTATTGTTACAACAGGTGCATTAGATTCTGGATCAATTACTTCAGGATTTGGTGCAATAGATAATGGAACTTCAAATATAAGATCTGCAACTATTACAGCAGAAACTGCTTTCGTACCAGACGCACAAGATGGTGCTGCTTTAGGAACAACTTCATTACAATTTTCTGATTTATTTTTAGCAGATAGTGCTGTTTTAGGTTTTGGTGATGATAATGACACAACTTTAACACATACAGATGGAACAGGATTAACTTTAAATTCAACTAATAAAATATGTTTCAATGATACTTCTCAATTTATTCAAGGTGCTAGT